GGTCCGTCACCACCGCGTCAACGCTCCCCGTCTCCAGCAGCGGCAGCACCTTGAGGCAGTCGCCCTGGATCAGCAGGCACGGCCCGATGACCTCGTGCGGGCAGTCAAGTTTCGCGGTGATGGTGGCAAAGTCGGTCATTGCGCTCTCTGTCTGTTAACTGGCCGTTTCAGTTTGGCGTCCGCTCCGGGTTGGCGGTCACTCGTCCCGCTCCGCCACAATCAACACAAGCCAAACGACCCACACGCCGATGGCAACGCCGCCGGTGAACATGCCGCAGAAGAATCCACAAACAAAACCGCTCATCTTCGTTCCTCTCTTACGCGGTCAGGGGGTCAATCAAAATGGAATGTCGTCATCGGCGGAAGCGTGGGGGTGGCGAGGCTCAGCGGGGCGGGTAGGTTGCCATCCACGTCATCCCCACGATGACCAGTTGGTGCAGCAGTTGGTCCGCTCCGAATGTGACCCAGTACCGCTTCGTCGTCGAATCACAGGGCCAAAATACGCCGATGGCGCATTTCACGGAGTCGATAACCAAGTGGGTGTCGTACTGCACCAGCCCAAGCAGCACCACATCGCTTCTCGAAACACCCCAGAAAAGCAGAATCATCATCATCGACACGGTATGGCTCAACGAATGGGTTAATATCCCACAGCCGCTTCCTGTCGCCTTCGATTTCAGCATCGAGGGTGTGACGAAAACGAAGTCGAAAAGGTAGTGGGACAGGAGCAGGAGGCACATCAACATGGGGTTCCTTTCATGGGATGGCTTCAGAACTCAGCGGGAGGGCGTCACTCGCACGTCCAGTTTCACAAACTCATTCCCTTGCGGAAGCGGAAACCCGCTGCCGAACATGAGAACCAATTCGGACTGGTACAACTCCACCGTTCCACTGCCGTATTCAAAGTCTTTTAATTCTGCGTCCCATTTGGGCTTCTTGCGGCCGATTATGAATCGCCGCTCGCCAACAGTCCGGTATTCATTCGCGGTGATGTAGTGCGTCATGCGTTCTCCTTCGCGGTTTGGATGCTGGTCACGGCGGGACGCACCCCACCTTGAAACAGGCACCAGTTCCACCGTCGCGCGGAAGTCGGAGGGGCCGGGGGCGACGTGGAGAGGCCCAAGTAGCCGATTCAGCAACCACTGATCTTCCAGCGTCACACTCGCACCAACTTTTCCGCTCGTGCTGATTATCGTCGGGCCGTCAACTTTGAATGGGTCTGTTATTTCCGTCTCCCTTTCCGCTCTGCCTTCGTCGGCACGCCATCTTCGCATCCAGTCAGGCACACGCCGCAGTCAATGCTCATGGTTCTTGCTCCTGTTGTTCCGGTTCGCGTGCTGGCCGCTGCTTGCGAATCTCCCGCGCGGCGGCGTCTTCGTGATACGTCCCCTCGTGGAACGCATCGGCTACGCGGTCGGGATTCACGGCGTCCGGATTTCCACCGGATCGCCAAACGTCATAGTACACGTCAGCCTCATACCGGCGCTCTTCCTCACGCCGCTCTTGCCGCCGGGATTCGTAGCTTTCCATCGCGTCGTAGTCTGGCACTCTCATAGCTTTCTCCTTCAATGCGGGCGGGGGGGCGCTCACGGTGGAGGGCTTGTGTTTCTTGTAGCGTCATGTCTGCTTACGTCCCGCGTCAGTGGCGATGGCGGCGAGGATGGCGGACTGGCAGGCGCGGAAGCCGTCGGTGAAGCACACGGCGCATTCAGCGTATCCACTAGGCGGTGCGGTTATCCCCTCGATCATCGCTCGTATCCTGGCCGTCACGGACGACTCGCCAGCAGCAAAGCAGCGGGAGGCGATGAGGCGGGCTTCCTTTTTCTCTTTGTCCGTCCATCGCGACAGCGGTTGAATGGAAGGCCCAAACGCTTCTTGGCTCGCCGCGTCAATGATCGCGTCCAGGTCCACCGGCTCGTCCGACTGGGGCGCGGATGGGGCGGGGGCGATCTTACCGAACAAGCAATGATTCCATGGGCCTGTTATTTTACCCGCTGAATCCTTGATCCACACCTCTGTATACCATGAGGCAATCTTGGTGCTGTGGACGGCGTATTTCCGTCCCCGCTTAAGATTGATTTCGGCTTTGTTTTTGTCCGCATCGGTTCCTCCGCGGGCATCAAACACAACCTCTGTACCGGGCGCGGAATCAATCGCCATGCGGTCACCGGGAATGGTAAGGGTTGGGTCGTCCGAGCGGATGCGGTCGTCCATAGCGGCCAGCTTTCCCTCCACATCCTTGTCCCGCTTCTCGGCCAGCGCGTGGAACTCGTCGAAGTTGGCGGACAAGGCGGAGAGGTCGCGGTGCAGGGATGAAATCGCGGCGGTGTGTTCCGACGCAATCACACGGCATACTTTAGCATCTGGAACTTCGGCACCGTTTGGCGCCGCCGTGCGTTCGTCCGCGAGGTTGGGTGACGCCTTCAACGCAGATTCATCTGGGGTCGGAGGAATAACCATGTACCAGTCTCCATCTTTCGGGCCGAATGGACATTTCTCGTGTTGAAGGAAATAGATTCCATCATAGGACGCGGCCACAAGTACGCCCTTGTGGATGTACGCGATTCGTGGCTCTGGTTTCGATGGTCGTTTGGTCGCGGGAATCCACTCCGGCGAGAGCAACGCGCGGAGGCGGGCGATTTCGGCCTCAGCCGTTCGTATCCTCGCGACGAGGGCCAGCGTGTGACTTCCGCTGAGTGGGCAACCCGCGTTCGCAAGCCTTTCAAGATGGTCGAGATCAAAGGTCATGGTCGCACCTCCGGCATTTCGCGGACGCGCAGCGATGGTTCCCATTCGGACCAATCCCCACCGTGAGAATCTTTGAATTGCAACCGCCTGGACTGGGGTGTCCCGGTGATGTTGAAATCCTCGTATGGATTCGCGCCCAACTGCTTTACAAAACAGCGGACCGACGCCGCCTCGCAATCCGCTATGATCCGGCGAATCCACTCCACGCGGCAGGCGTCAGCGCCAGACCCAGACTCGCCGCCGCAAATCACCAGCGAAAGCCCGTCCATCGGAATGTGAACCGGCCCCCAAAGAGGCTCGGCGGAAACGAAAAGTCGCGCCTTAAATTGAATCATCCTCAGCAGCATTGTGACTCGCCGTACCGTGTCGCTGCTGGTTATGCTCGTTCCCGCCATAAGGTTTGAGGGCCAGAATCCCAGCCAGGCGGCAAACTCCACCAGCCGGCTCGGGCGCTTCGTCAGCCACATCCAGACGTGCCGCGCCCCTGCTGGCGACATGGCAACGTCGATAATCTCCCGCTTCAAATAGTCGAATCCCACCGCCGCACTCAGAGCGTCACTCATATCACTCACAAAGATGTGGCGGGGCAACCCATCCATCCACGGCTTGTCGGGCCGCTTGGTTCCGCGCAGGTCGGACCACTTAGCCGCCGCAGCCATCCGGCCTGGGTACTCGGTGAGGATGCGGAACTTGGGCGAGAACCCTTTGTTTACGCCGCCGTACCGATCATGCAGGACTCCGGCGTAACACTTCTTGACGCCAGCCTTTTCCTTCCAAAGCTCGCACCCGTCGCAACCCATCGTGGGATTGACAGACGAATCGCACCACTGGATGTCGGTGTCTTTGCTCATCACTTCTTCTCCTTCAGAATGCCGGGGGCCATCTTACGGCTATTCCCGTTTTTTTTCAAAAGTAGATCGGGAATAGTCGATAGAATGGGGGTCACGGTCACTTTTTTGGAGGTCTGTCATGGTGGAACGATACGAGTTGGCGGCGCGGCGGGGCCAGGTGGATTCGGTGGATCCCGGCATCCTGGGCGGCCAGGGCCGGCAGGGCGACGATCTGGGGGGCGAGGTGGACGCGTGGGCGTTTTTCGCCGCGGTGCTGGCGGTCGCGGCGGTCGTGATCGCGGCCGGCTGGGCGCTGGCGAGCTGGTGGGAGGCTGACTGGCTGGCCGGCGGGGCTCTCATCGGCTGGCTCTCCTGCCTGGGGTGGATGCGGCGGCGGTGACGGATTCAGCCATTTGCATCTTTCGTTATGTATTCAACTTGGGCGATGCGTTTTCCGATCCAACGCATCACATCACGGCATAGCGAGGTGAACTCGGCATCGCTCAATTCCCTACGGGCAAGGTTGGCCTCTTTGCAGAGCCAACGGAGGTTGCCTTTGGAATCATCTCCGCACCTGGCTTTCGACAGGATGTGGTCAGGCTGCGCCGTCCTGTCCAGCTTGCGGCCAGTCAACGCGCATCGGCCATGCTGGCGCCGCCAGAGCGAGGCGAGGTCTGCCGCAGTGGCGCGACCCTCTCCGCGTAGTTTCATGGCCCTTCCCCAGAAGAATCGCCGAGCGTAGTAAGCCCGCATCTTCGCTGTACGCTCCCCGCGATTCTTGGCGTGGTAAGCGTTCCCGTAGTCGCGTGCTGCTTGCGGATTTTCCGCACGCTTCCGCGCCATGAACAGACGCTTACGCTCTCGGACTACTTCAATCGACGCCGGCATTGGTCAAATCCTCCACCATCTGAATGCGTTGTCCTAGCCAAACCATACAAGGCACGGCCATGCTGTTTCCGATGGCGCAATAACGGGGTGCGTCGGCGGCGGGCTTGCCGCGGTATTGGATGGCGGTCCAGTGGTCGGGGAAACCTTGGAGGCGCTCCGCCTCCAGCGGCGTGATGCGGCGCACCCCGAAGTGGGCGACGGCCTGCGGGGTGCGGCGGGCTTCCATCGTGAACGCACAATCTTCCTGCATCCCGCTGCCTTGCGGCCCGTGCCGCAAGTTCTCAGAACTGGCCCGCTCCTGGATGGCGATGATCGGCGTTCCTCTCCCCGTCCCGTCCTCGCTGCTTCGGAGCGGTCTGGCAACCTGGTTGCCAGCGTAGGCGTCTTGTCCGTTTGCACCACCTGGGTGAGCGCCTGGGCTAATTGTTCCGGCAATTCTTTCCCCCGCGCGGCGGCTCGGCGCAGGATTCCCCGACAGGCTTTCGCGCTCAAAAAGTACCTCTGCGGCACGTCGCCAGTCTCCAAGATATCCGACAACGAACACACGGCGGCGTCGCTGGGGAACTCCGAAATATTGAGCGTCAAGAATGCGGTAGGCGAACCCATACCCGAGTTGGCCCAGCGCCCCGAGGATGGTTCCAAAGTCCCGGCCTTTGTCGCTCGACAGGACGCCGGGAACGTTCTCCCAAACCACCCATGAGGGCCGAAGCGCTCCAGCAAGTTGAAAGAATCGAAGGGCCAGGTTGCCACGGCTGTCTGCCAGTCCTCCCCGCAATCCTGCGACGCTGAAACTTTGGCAAGGTGTCCCCCCCACGAGAAGGTCGATTGGTTGTTGGCGATCAAGGTCTTTCTCCGTAATTTTGGTGATGTCTCCAAGGTTGATGGTGCCGGGGTAGTGCGATGTGATCACGGCGGCGGGGAATGGGGCAATCTCCGCGGTCCATGAGCATTCCCATCCCAGCGGCCTCCATGCCGCGTGGGCTGCTCCGATGCCATCGCAAACGCTCGCGTACCTCACAGCACCACCCCTGCGCGCCTGAACATCTCGCGGATCGTGTGCGCCACCTTGGCCTGGTCGTCGGCGTGCCGGCGGTGCGCAGCCGCAGTGTCGGCGTCCATCGGCTCATTGTTCGCGCGCCGCCGATTCTCCGTCGCGCATGTCTCAAACGACCGCACGATCTCGCGGATGGCGGCGCGCTCCTTGGCGATCTGCTCGATCTCGGCGTCCAGCGTGGCACCGAACTGGGCCTCGAGGCCGGGGTGGGCGTGGCGGATGGTGCTGCGGAGTTTCTGGAGCATGGGGATTCCTTTCTGTTAAAATCTCACGCGCGACGCGCCCAGGGGATGTCGATGCCGGCGAGGCGCTTCATTTCCAGGCGGATGTGGGTGGCTGTGGCGAAATGCCGCGTGGCGACTTTGTCCATCATGCTGGCCTCGTCTTTCCAGTCAATCATCAGCGCGTGATCTTCGAGTTTTCTGGCGTCCTGCCCGGATTTCACGTAGGTGTTGACGATCTCGGTGATGGCTTCCAGTGGGGTCATGTGGTTCCTTTCAAATGCCGGGGTTGTAATTACAGAATCGGGTCTCCGATTCGATGAACGTAGTTTTGATGGTGTCACAGGGTCCGTTCCGCTGCTTAGCGACGATGATCTCGGCGAGGTGCAGCTTATCAGGGTTGGCGTCGGCCCATTCTTGGTCGCCGCGGCGCTGGATGGCTTCGTTGTGCAGCAGCATCACCACGTCGGCGTCCTGTTCGATCGCCCCGCTTTCCCGCAACTCGCTCAGGCGTGGCCGGCGTCCGTCGGTGTCGCTGGAGCGGTTGAGTTGGCTCAGGGCGATGATGGGCGTGTTGAGTTCTTTGGCGGCCGCCTTGATGCCGCGGCTGATCTCACTGACGCTTTCCTGTCGGTTGATGCCGCGGCCCCCGCTGCCTTCCAGCAGTTGGAGGTAGTCGAGGATGATGATCTTCACGTCCTGGGCGGCGCACTGCCGGCGGGCGGCGGCGCGGAAGTCGCCGATGGTTCCGCCGGGGCTGTCGTCGATCCACATCGGTGCCCCCTCCATTTCTTGGAGCGACAATTTCAACGCGGCCCGTTCGTCGGCGATGATCTGGTTTCGTTTCACCCGCTGGCTGTCCACGTGGGCGCGGCTGCAAATCATCCGCTGGGCCAGTTCGATCCGGCTCATCTCCTTCGAGAAAAACAGCACACCCTGGCCCAATTTGCACGCGATGTGGTCGGCGATGTTGAGCGCGAGGCTGGTCTTGCCCATGCTGGGCCGGGCAGCGATGACGATCATTTCGCCGGGGTGCATTCCGTTGGTGAGTTCGTCCAAGCGGGCGAGGCCGGTCGGCAGGCCGGCGTTCTGGCCGTCGGCGCGGGCGAGAGCCTCGGCGAGGGCGTCCGTGATGCTGACTGTGACGGCTCGCGATCCGGTCGCATTCCCAATTTCAAAGATGATTTTCTCAGCCTGGTCGACGATCTCGCGAACGTCTCCCCCCTCGTGTCCGCTGCGGGTGATCCTCCCACCGGCGGAAATCAAGCGGCGCAGGAGGGCATGGTCCCGCACGGCGGCGGCGTAGTGCTCCGCGTGGGCGGCGCTGGGAACGCTGCTGATCGTAGCGTTGATGTAATCATGGCCGCCGACGGCTTCCAATTTTCCGACGCGCGTGAGGGTTCCGATGATCGTCACGCCGTCCATTGCCGCGCCCTTGCGGTGCATGTCCAGCAGGACGGAGAAAAGTTTTCCGTTTTCCTCTTTCCAAAACTGGCCGGGGCCGGTGACGAATTCGAGAATGCCGTCGATGCATGTCGGGTCTATCATCATCGATCCCAGCAGGGCCTGCTCCGCGCCGATGTCGTGCGGCGGTATCCGGTCGTGGATCGGTATCTCGGTCTGGGCCGGGCGGGCGCGGGCGGTGGTGGGGGTGTCGGTCATGGGGTTCCTTTCGGTTGGGGTTTGGTTCCGTCGAGGATTCGCCGTGCGAAGGCGGCGGCGCGGTCTTTGATTCTTGGGTTGTCGAGAACCTCTTTCCATGCACCTTTCATCTCGTCGGACCGCCAGTCATAACGCTCAATGGCGGCGAGGAGTGGGCGGTGTTTGGTAACTTTTGTTTTTTTGAGAATAGCCTCCACGTCATCTCCCAAAGTCAAATTTTCACGACCATCATCATTTGATGATGAAGATGAAGATGAAGATGAAGACTGAAGAGTTGCCTTTTGGTTGCCCGTTTGGTTGGTACCATTTGGCAACCACCCTTCAACCACCCTTGAACCACCCTTGGGGTTGATTTGCCGTGTTTCTGCGGACTTTTTGCCACCTTCGCTACTTTTACGCTTCCACTCGGCTTGTTTTTCGCGTTCAACTCTCAGCCGTTTGTTCGTGATGAATCCCCGTTTGGTCGGGTGAAACGTGAAGCATTTTCGAACCACCCTTGAACCACCCTTCAACCACCCTTCACCCATTTCAGACAGTTTGGCGAGGGCCACATCGTCGGCGGGGATACCGTCATTCATCCAATCGTGGTTCAGAAGGTTG